CCGGCCTCGAGGGTGGCGAGCATCTGCGAGAAGATGTCGACGTTGAACGCGGTTCCGCCGAGGTAGTTCTGGTTGGCGGCGTAGCCGGTCGAGGCGTCCGCCGTGGTGAGCGTGCGGTACAGCGACGTGAACGGAACGGTGACGCCCGACTGCGCGGCGGTCACGCCGAGTCCGGCGTTGTCGACCTTCTTCGCGAACGAGGAGCCGGCCGAGGCCTTCTTCTCGCCCACGTAGTCGGCGAGCTTGTCGTCCTCGACGTCCTCTTCGGCGATGCGCAGCGCGCCACCGATCTTGGCGGCGCTGATCTTCACCGTGTCGGCGGAGGACTGGTCCTCGGGGTAGGCGGCGCCCTTGGCGATGAACTCGACGTCCATGTCCTCGATGCGCGGAATCTCGACGGTGTTGGCCGTCATGTTGATCGGGCGGAACTCGGAATCGACGACGGAGGTCGCGCGGAACGCCTTGGCGAGGTTGGAGTCGCGCTGCTCGACGAGCCAGCCGGTCCCGTCCAGGTTGTTGCGAGCCATGTGAAAGGCCCCTCTCTTGCCACGACGGGCAACGATGCTGTGCCGCTCACGCGATGCGTGAACCGTACTCGTTGCGAGTGTGGGCCGGAGGGGCCTTGCGAGCGACTATACAGGATGTTGGTCGCCGTGTGTTGCTTCTACCGCCGAACGGAACGCCCGAGCAGCGCAGCGGCCTGCAGCTCATCGGTGGAGGGCTTGCCCTTGCCGCGGCGACCGGCGGTGCCGTCGCGGTCGTCGTCGCCGGCGATCGAGGCGCGGCGCTTGCGCTCGGCGGGGAACAGCTCGGGCCAATCCTTCTTCAGCGCGTCGATCGCGTCGTCGAGGCCGTCGATCTCCCCCTCGTCGTCGACGTCGATGCTCTTGAGGTCGAGCAGCCCCACGGCGCGGGCAACGCGCTCCTTGGCGACACCAGCCGAAGCAAGGGCGCCTCGAGCTTCGGCTTTGACGATGCGGGCGTCGGCTTCGGCGCGAGCCTCGGCTCTCGCGGCGGCACGCACCGAGTCGAGGTCAGGCTTGTCGTCGTCCTCGTCGCCGTCCTTCTTCGCGGGCTTCGGCTTCTTCGCGTCGGCGAGTTCGGCGCGAAGAGCCTTGATGCGGTCGCGCTTGGACTTTGACGAGCCCGACGCCTTCGACAGCGACTCACGCGTCTTCCGCAGCTCGTCGCGCAGCTCGTCGTCGGACAGGTCCGCGAGGTCGTCCGGCTCGTCGTCTTCGTCGTCCTCGTCACCCTTGCCGCCGCCGAGGTCGTCGTCCTTCGGGGCGAACGACACGAAGCCGGGGCGAGCCCAGAAGGGACGGTCGATCTTGTGAATGTTGTCGAGCGTGGGCATGCTGTGTCCTTACGTTTTCGGGGGTTAGGTGCTACTTGGCGCGCTGGTTGGAATTGATGAACTCCCAGCCGGCGGCGTCGACGTGAAGGTCGCCGAGTCGCTCGACCTTGCCGAGCATGGCGGCACCGTTCAGGCGCGCGGCGAGGAACCCGCGGTCAGCACGGCCGACGCTGGTCACCTCGAACCCGGCCCACGACGTGAAGACGCCGGTCGATGCGTAGATGGGAGAACTTTCGCTGCCGGCCTTGTCGAGGTAGACGGCCTGTATGGTTGCCACGTCTTCGTCTTCTTCCTTCTCGGGGAACGGGGTTGCGCCGGATGACGCGGGGATCGTCTCGGTTGCGGTGTTCGGCCTGAACTCGAAGTGCCAGGCCTCGGGCTTGCCGAAGCTGTTGCCGACGGGGTGCCACCCCCACCGGGTCGCGTTGCGGTCCATCCAATACTTCGTGGCGGAACCGTACGTGTTGACATCGGAACCGAAGTCAACGGCGACCGCCCAGCCGTGGTTCGACGTACCGGGGCGCGCGGCCATCGGGCCATCGCCGTTGATGTACTTCTGCCACACAGCCGTCTGCCGGTTGAGACCGCGGTACGCCTCGGACACGTTGAGCGAGCGCTCGAAGCGCTTGTAGAACTCAGCTTGCAGCACGTTGAGTGCGGCCCATGCGTCCTCGCGAAGAAGGTCGCTGCCCACGTTCGAGTTGACGTCGCTGTAGAGCGGGCGGAAGTTCGACACGCGCCGAAGCAGCGAGGGGGGTATCTTGCCGTTCTCGTAGCTAGCCACGGGGCAACCTTTCGGGGGTCAGTTCGCCACATCGTAGCATTTCACACCCGACCGCGTGTGGGGAACTTGCCCGACCTCACCGCGCGTTCCGCAAACGCGATGACGCTCTTCGGGGCGACCACTCCACCGTCAACCAGTCGCTTCGCCGCGTCGACGCGGACGCTCATCGACTCGGACTCGAGCGAGATGCCGCGAAGGATTGACCGATCGGCCTCGCGCTTGAGCGCATCCGCGTAGCTCTGGTCGAGCAACGGCTCAACGGTGCAGCGGCAACGCGGGTGACGAGGTGGTGTCGGAACCGGGTTCGGGTAGTAGCTCTTCTTGCCGTACGTCAGCCCGCCCGGGAACGACTCGCCAGGCTTCGCAACGCGGCCGGCGTACGCAAGACAGTGCACGCACGCGTTCCGCTCCGCGATCCACACCGTCGGCAGGCCTGCGACGTCGGCGACGCGTGTCGTTCCCTCGTTACCGCCACGGTTGATCGCGTCGGACACGCGCCGTTCGATGGCGTCAGCGTGGCCGAAGATCGGCGCCAGGTAGGTCGCCGGCTCCGCGCCCGTCTTCGCTAGCGCAACCGCCGCGCCGAGCGCAGCGACGCCCGCCTTGTCCAGTCCGCGGATCGGGTCACGTGCACCCTTACCCGGCACGCTCTTCGCGGTGCGCTTGGCGACCTTCGCCGCATCGTCGCCGATGATCTCGAGCGCGTCGGCGCGGCCGAGTCCGAACGCATCGGCTACGGCGGCCAGCGCGCTCGTTTCGACCTTCGGCGCGTACAGCGCGAACAATGCGCGGCGGATGCCGGGCGACTCCATCGCGAGCAGCTTCCGCAACTCGGTGACAGCGGCAAGCCATCCGCCGATGCGAACGGTGCCGAGTACGCGCGCCTCGAGCTCGGTGAGCTGCTGCTCGGCGCTCACGCGCTACTCCGCAACGGGCAGGGGAGCCGGCGCGGGGTCGACCGGGACGGCCTCGCCGCGCGCCCCGGTGAGGATCGTCGGCAGCATGTCAGCAAGCTCGGCGTCGGTGATGACGCCGAGCGTCTTCGCCTGCCCAAGCTGCTGCAGCGCGGAGGCGATGAGGGCGACCAGCTCGGGGGAAAAGCCGAACGTTTCGGGGAACCACCCGTCGACCTCGGACTGGGGGTACCCCTGCTCGAGCAGCGCCACCTTGAGCGGGATGCCCGCCTTGACCTTCGCCGAGACGAGCTCGAGGCCGTCTTTGTCCATCGCGTTTTCGGTCGGCGCGAAGTCCGCGTTGACCTCGGCGTCACGGCCCTGCACGAGCAACACGAGACGGCCAAGCTCTTCGCTGGCGCCGCCGAGCGCACGCATGATCTTCTTCACGTGACGGTTGATGCGCCCCTCGGCGCGGCGACGCGCCTCGCCGGACGGCTGCTCGCCGTTGAGGTCGAACTCGAACAACGGCACGCCGGTGGCGACGGCCATGACGCGAACGTACCAGTCGAGGTTCTTCAAGAAGTCGTCGCTCGAGGTGGCGGCCCATTCGCCGACGCTCTTGACGCCTTTGAGCAGGGCGACCGCGCCGGGCCCGGACTTGACGGCCTTGGTCGTCGCCTTCGTCAACCCGTCGCTGTCCGCACTCGAGGTGCCGGGACCGTCGGTGCCGAAGTCGTCGTCGATGTCGTCATCGATCTCGGCCATCGGGTCCATGAGCGCGTAGCGGGCGCCGAAGCCCTGCCCGTCAACGTTCGCAAGGTTCGTCGCGGACACCTTCGTGATCGCGTCCTGCGGGCCGAATGCCTTGACGTGCACCGGGGTGCCATAGGGCTTGCTGTCGACGGCGTAGTGCACAACGAGCTGGCGACCACCCGGGTGGCTGGGTCGCTCCGAGTCTTCGATGGGCGTACCATCAGTCGGGTCCAAGTCGTACTCGTAGACGAACTTCTTCGGGTCGAGCGTTGACTCGCCGGCGCCCGTCGCGACGAGGCGGACCGTCACGTCGTCGTAGAAGACGTTCGCGTACGCGTCGCGGCCGTGACGCCACCGCTTCACGCTGTAGAGCGGGGTGCGCTGATCCTTCGACGAGTACATCGTGATGGTCGAGAGGGGCGAGGACCCGACTGCGCGGAACTCGGTGGCGTTGCCGTTGTTGTCTGTCTCGGTGATGTCGAGGATGACGTAGTAGTCGCCGTAGATGCCTGCCTTGCGGTGCCAGTCGTCCGACTCGTCCTCGACGTCGTTCGCGAGCCAGAACGTTTCGAGCAGCGCGGACGCTGCTGCGTCGGGCGACGTGATGGCGGTGAGCTCGATCTTGTCGAACGGGGCATCGACGGCGATGTGCGCGAGGCTGATCGGGTGCGCCTCGGCGCTCTTCTCGATGATCTTCCGCACCGTCTCGGACGACGCCACCTCGTGGCGGGTGCCGGCGTGGTACTCAAACGCGGCGACGTACCCGTCATGCTTGTCGTCCATGAGCTGGAACGCGCGGCCGAGGTCGGCTTGAATGTCGTCGAGGCTCTCCGGCGCGTTGGTCATGGTCGCATCTTAGCGGATTGGTCGGCTTCGCGGGATTTGAACCCGCATCTCCGGACTCCAACGCCCGGTGTCCTGAACCCGTCCAGCAAGTTCCTAGCCGACGAGTGCGCACTCCGCTAGCGAATATGTAGGGCTACACCAGATTGAACGATCAGCCGAGCCTCAAAGATATCACGCGTACGCGACACTCGTCGCGCCGACGCCGCTGCGGCGCTTCTTCGTGGTCGACATGAAGTAGATGACGCCCGACGTGAACGAGTCAAGCATGTCGTCGTGCGGCGCATTCGGGAACGAAACGAGCTGCGCCTCGAGCGCTGCAAGGTCGGCGCCCTCGGCGAGAGTGACCTTGCCGCGCTGCGTATGGTTCAGCGCCTCGGCTGCGCGCACCTCCTTCGACGCGGACTGGTGGACGGTCTTCAAAGGGATCGGCAGATGGTGGAAGATGCCGCGCCAGAGATCGCCGCCCTGGTTCGTCTCGACCAGCAGCAACCCGACATCGTAGTCGTTCACGATGTCGAGCACGCGTGCCCGCAGCTTCTCCGGGTCGAGCTTCACCTGCCACGAACCGAGCACCACGACGCGACCTTCCGGGCGACTGAACCCGAGGACCGTGAGCCCGGTGAAGTCGCTCGTGCCCTTCGTCGTGACGGCGGGGTCGACGCTCAGCAGCCGGTGCGTGATGACGAGGCCGCTGTCGGCCGGCTCGCGCTTCAGGTCTTCGATCGTCCAGTAGCCGCCCTCGCCACCGCGCGGATCGTTGGCGTAGTTCTTCAGGTAGTGCCGCGTGTGCTGCATGTCGAGCAGCATCTGCGTCGGCCACTTCTCCGGCCAAATCGACACGCGCGACCCATCGTCCTCGGTGACGAGCGCGGGAAAGTGGCGCGCGACGATGTGCTGTTCGGCGACCCACTGCAGCTCCGGCGCGCGCGAACCGTTCCCGTACTGCGCGACCTGGTGCACCACGCTCCCCGGCATTGTCACCGTGCCGACGAGGATCACCGACGCGCGAATGTTGAGCGGGAGGATCGCCGACTGCAACGTGTCGAGGCGCTTAGCGGCCAACGCCGGCGAGTAGTTCGACTCGTGCGGCTCGATGTCGTCCATGATGAGTAGGTCGGGTCGCGTGTTGCCGACCTTGAGCCCGAGGTTCGCCGAATCCATTCCCGAGGCGGCGAACACGAAACCGCTTTGCGCGTGGTAGAGCGACACACGGTCAGCCTCAACCGTCCCGCGCCCCCGCGTCTTGGGCTCGCACAGCTCTGGGTAGTCGGCACGAAGCAGCACGTTCGACGTGAGCTCCGCCTTGAATGAGGCGAGTTGCGTCTCGGCCTGTGACGGGGTGTTCGCGAACGCGGCGGCGAAACGTTTGTGACCGTGCGCCGCAGCCCACATTGGCAGCAGCAAGAAGTGCCACGTCGACTTGCCCGACTCGCGCGGGGCGACCTCACTGCGGCGATCGTCCATCGGTTCCGTGTCGACGCGCATCCACCGCTTCGCGGACTCGGCCCACGCAACGTGGATCGACGACAGGGTGATGCGGCCGTCGGCGTCGCGGAGGTGGTGGCCGAGATAGACGACGGCGAACGCGAGAGGGTCGCCGTAAGTCGCAGCCTTCCGCCCCAACGGCGACGCGTACGCCGGCCCGTCCCACTCACCGTTCGGTGCCGTCGCGGCGAGCTTCGCGCGGACGCGCTCGAGGGGGGTCATCCGAACAGCCGCGTCAACTCGTCCACCGCATCGGAGAAGCAAGTGCAGCGACCATAAACGCCAGGGTGCTCGCATCGCCACCCGTGAATACCGTCGCCGTACGTCTCGGGCTCGTCCGTCAGCCCTAGCCCACGAAGCACCGCCTCGACCTGCTCACGTGTCGCGCTCACGACGCCACCCCGTCCAACTCAGCGGCGAGGCGCGCGACCTCGGCGTCAACGGCATCGGTGACGGTGACGTCGACCCTGTGCGTCGTCGCGGCGTCGAGGCCGAGCAGCTTCGCGCGACGCTCGCCGGTCTGCCGCATCGTCGCCAGCGCGGCAAGGATGACGCGACCGTCCTGCGGCACCGCCGACTCGGGCGACTCGGCGAGCAGCTGCTCGACGGACTCGAAGCCCAGCGCGTACGCGGCCAGCATCGTCGCGCTGCGGTCGATCGGGTCGGCCAACGCAGCGGCGACGCGGTACTGTTCCTCGAGGTCGGCGAGCTCGCGGTGCATGTAGAACTCCGGCGACTCCTGCAGCGTCTCGCGCATGCGTTCCGTGTAACCGGTGACCAGGCCCTTGAGCGTGTGCTCGCTGACGTCGTAACCGAGTCCGCCCTGGTACGTCGGGAGGATGGAGCGCCGGCGCATCTCGCGGTACGAGAGGTGGCGCGAGCGCTGCTCGTAAGCCCACTCCTGCTCGCGCATCACGCGCACGGCGATCAGCTCTCGGAAATTCGGGGCGACGGTCATGGTCGCATCTTAGCGCGACGAGATTCTCGAAAAGCCAACATCTTTTCAGCGTGAACCCGAACGCATGGCTCGCACCGGCACCCGTAATTCTTGTAGGTGGAATCGTTGCCATGCTCGACAACTCGTCCCGCTAGGCGCTGTGCGCGAAGCTCTTTGCGGTAATGCTGCCCGCGCAGTCGGTTCGCCTCGCGACAGAAGTCGCATCGACACCCATAGTTGTACGCGTTCGCGGTTCCGTGCCGCGGATCGTCTGATTCAAACATGGCAAAAGTCTAACTCGAAATGAAGCGCGAGTCTAGCGCTCGCTCATCCCGCGCTTCACGACCGGCGCGAGGTGGCCGATGTGCCAGAGGTCGCAGCCTTGGCAGCGGTATGCGCTCATGCCGTGGCCCTTCGGCATCGACCGCAGCGCGTTGCGCGCGTGCGCTCGTTCGGCCCACGCCGTTTTGCCCGTGGCGCACTCCGTGTAGATCGGCCCGCTCCACGGCTCGAGCCACCCGTGCCGAGTCACAGGGCGACCCAGTTCCACTCGGCGGGCAGCGGTGGGTAGCGCTCTTCGCATTCCCTGCATTTGATCCAGTCCACACGTTGCCTGCGCTCTTCGTCGGCGTCTCGATGCAGTGAGCAACGCAGGCAAACGTGGGCGCAACTTTGACATTGCACGTACCAATGTGCCGCCTTCTTGCAGTAACCACACGGCACGATGTCGTGCAGCTGCTCGGCGACGAGTAGGTCGAACGCCACGTCGGTCAGGTTGATAGTCACGGCTTGTCCTTCGGTTGAGGTGCGGAACACGAGGCGAGGTGGACGCCACGCTTGAAACAGTAGGGGCACATGGGGCCGGCGTCGAGAGTCACGAGCGTCGACGATTCGCGATTAAGTGACGGATGGCGAGGTAGATCGAGGCAACGGCCAAGCCCAGCAGCACTCCGGTCACGACGTCACCTCGCGGCAGTCACGGATCGGCAGCCGGTACGTCGTTGCGCCGACCTCGATGATGGCGAGGTCGCGTCGCAAGTCGACGCCGACCATGCGCCCCATCGTGTCGCTCGGGACGTGCACGACGAGCCGGCCGATCGCGGGACCGTAGGCGACCACGGGCGAGCCGTCGCGGTAGCTCATCGCTCCCCCTTCCAGAATGCAGACTCGGTAGGCGAAGACGCGGCCAAGTTTCTTTGCACGAAATCGAGCAGGCTACCGGGTCGCGGCGGCGCGGGCCGCGGCTTCCAGTCGCACGTGTTCGGCTCCTCGGCCCGTGCCCACTCGCCGTTACCGCGGTAGTAGTTCGCGACGTGGATCGTGCCGTCGAACTCTTCGATGCTGACGCCCCACCACCCCGAGGCGGCGGCCTGCGCCTCGCCGAGGGTGGCGAATATGCCGAGGATGACGTCGGGGTCGTCCCACCCTCCCGATTCGGTGATGACGAAGAGGCTCACGACGTCGCCCCCAACGCCTCGAGCGCGGCCTTGAGCGACGACTTGGCGCCGTTGACCGTGACCTCGTAAATGCGACCGTTGTGCCACTCGGCGCGGACCCATGTCCGCGCAAAGACGCTAAGGCCTTGGTCGTCACGACGCTTCGCCCACACAGCCACCGAGTCGACGACCTCGCCGTGGTACTGCGACGCGTCGACGGGCGGGCCCGGGTTGGGCTTCGAGTCCGGCGCGTTCACGTGCCACTTCGGCAGCGTCGTGCCGCGGGCGACCGTGACCTTGACGTCGGCGCCGGCGACCTCACACTTGCGAGCAAAACGCTGGGCAGCCGCCTCCGTCACGTCGACCAGCAGGCCGATCGCCACCTCTTCCGCGGGAATGGTCGGCTCCGGGTGCACGTAAGCTTCTTCGACCTCGCGGCGGGTGAGCGGTGCTCGAGACGTTTTCATGGTGATTCCTGACGTGGTGATGACCTCGACGAGGCGGGATGGAGGGAGCTGGCGAACAGCCACGCGTGCGGCCTCTGCCGCCTCAGTGAGCGTGTGGCGCGGTGCCGGCATCCCGAGGTGCGTGTGTGCGTAGAGGGCCATACCCCTCAGCATAGTGGCGCGTCACTCGGGATGCAAGGCCTTTTTCTTAGCGACCGCAAATCACGCCGCTTATCCTGAGCGTTAGTTGAGTGGCACGTTTTGGCGTTGCTAAGCGAAGGGCGACGGGCTTAGCGACGGGGTGCGGGGCGGGCTAAGGGGCGACGGTGCATGCGCTTGCATCGAGGTAGCGCTGGTAGCGATAGAATCGTTAATCCCCCTGATGTGTGCGCGCACTAAGAGTCGAAGCAGATCTATCGCTACAGCGCTACTCCGCTACCTCGATACGAACGCATCGACACCCGCTAAGCGGCCCGCCGAAACGGGCTTGACGGAACGAAGACCGCGTGCCACGATGGTGCCGGGTGCTCCGGTCCCTTGCTTTCGTCGGCAAGACCCGGCCCCGAACTTGCCTCGACAGATCAGCCTCACGGCGAGCTGCGGGTAGACGTTCGGGGCCGTGGTCATCCGGCAAGCGACACCAGCTCCCACGACGAATGCAACGCCCAACGATCGGACCTTCTATGACTATCCCCGCGACCCCGTGCCTCAGCACGTACACGGTCAACCGCCGGACCGGCGAAACGCTGCGCTGCAGCGGTCAGCATCTCCGCGGCAATCCTTTCCGTCAGGGCGGTGATGCCGTCCACGTGGCTGAGGCTTACGGCCTGACATGGACCTGGTACGACGACGAGGCCGACCAGTGACCCGCGACCCGCTCGACGTCGCCCTCTCCCTGGCCCGCGAGGCCGGCTGGTACGTCTTCCCCGTCAACCCCGACCCGAAGGCCGGGAAGCAGCCCTACGTCCGCTGGAACGACGAGGCGACCACCGACCCCGAGCAGATCGCCACGTGGTGGTCGATCGACTTCCCCGGCGCCTACATCGGCGTCCACACGGGCCGCTCCGGCCTCGTCGTGGTCGACATCGACGAGAAGAACGGCAAGTCCGGCAGCGCCAACCTCGCAGCCGCAGGCATCGCCCCACCCGATACGCTGACGTACGGCACCGTCAACGGCGGCACCCACCTCGTCTACACAGCCCCCGAGGGGGTTGACCTGACGGTCGGCGCGAACCACCCCGTCGATGCCGTCGACATCCGCAGCGGCAACGGCTTCGCGGTCTACTACGGCGAAGCGCTGACGCAGGCCCCTTACTGCGCACCCGCCCCTAGCTGGGCACTCAAGCTTGCCAGAGACGCCGTAGCCTCCCGCGGCGACTCGCTGCCCGTCGACGTCTGGTTCGCCCGCCTCCGCCCCGGCAAGCCCGACGCCGAGGTCAAGGCAGCACGCAAGGCCGTCACCGCCGATGGCATGTCCCACGGTGACATGCTCGATGCCGTCACCCGCCTCGTCCAACTCGGAGCCGAAGGCCGTCCCGGCGTCGCTGAAGCACTCGACCGGGCACGTACCACGTACGTGCAGGACTTCCCCGAGTACGACCGCCACTGGGACGCCGCACTCGAGGGCTCGGTCGCCCATTACGGCGCCCCGCCCGTCACCTTCGAGATCACCAAGGCCGAACGCAAACAGCTCAAGTCGAGGGCCGAGGGAAAAGCACCCGCCGCTAAGCGGCCCGCCGGCACCCGCACCCTCGAGGACGGCCCCCTTGCCGTTGAGCTCGCCGGCGACTTCGACGGCCGCTGGGCATGGACCGAAGCGACCGGCCTGCTCCGCTACTCGGCACCCGTATGGGAGCTGGCGACCATGCAGTCCCTCGTCGAGGCAGTGCGCACCGGGCTCGACACGATCGAGGTCGACGAGCACGCTGCCGCCGTGGCGGCAGGCGACAAGCAAGGCATCGGCAAGGCGCTCTCGCTGCTGTCCCGCAACCGGGCCCGTGCCGTCGCTGACCTCGTGCTCGGCATCCTCATGGAGGCGCGCCTTACCGCGGACGATCACCCGGACCTGCTCAATTGCCCCAACGGCTACGTCGACCTTCGCACTGGCGAGCTGCACGAGAGCGACCCGTCGCTTCTCTTCACGAAAGTCACCGCCGCCGAATACGACCCGGCCGCGACGTCAACGGACTGGGACACCGCCCTCAACGCGCTTCCCAAGCGATCGCGCCCGTACATGCAGGTGCGCCTCGGGCAAGCCATGACTGGTCACATTCCCGAGGATGCCGTTGTGTGCTTCTTGCGCGGCGGTGGCGACAACGGCAAGAGCGCCATCTTGAACGCCATCCGTGGCGCCGGTGGCGACTACGTGGCGACCGTTCCCGACGCCGTGATCAACGCCGCGCAGGGCGCGCATCCGACCGAGCTCACTACGCTCATGGGAACGCGCCTCGCCGTGATCGAAGAGCTCCCCGACGGGCACGTCCTCAACACGAAGCGCCTGAAAGACATCGCGGGCACCCCGGTCATGACCGCGCGCCGCATGCGTCAGGACTTCGTGTCGTGGAAGGCGTCGCACTCGCTCTTCGTCTCGACGAACTATGACGCGATCGTCTCGGAGACGGACCACGGAACCTGGCGTCGCCTGCAACTCGTCCGCTTTCCTTACCGCTTTCGCAAGCCCGGCGTGCCGCTCGAGGGGAAGAATGATCGCCGCGGCGATCCGTCCCTCCGCGACCGCATCGGTGGCAGCGCCGACCCCGCCGTGCTTGCGTGGCTCGTTCAGGGTGCGCGCATCTGGTACGCCAGGCAGCGCATGATGCCCGAGGCGCCCGAGCGCGTCGTCCGCGACACGAACGGGTGGCGTTACAATGCCGACCCGGTAATGAAGTACGTGTCGGATGCGCTCGAGCTCGACGAGGGCTCGGCCATCTGGGTTCGCGATCTCGCGAAGGACTTCAACGCCTGGCAGGAAGCTGAGGGCATGCAGCAGTGGTCCGCTCGCACGATCGCCTCCCGCTTCGCCGGTCACGAAATGTTGCCGAACGTTGTCAAGAAGGCCGTGTCGTTCGGCCTCACCGTCAAACCGTCGCGGCCTCAGTATTCGCTACAGGCCCCGCCACCCAAAGCGGAGGCATGGCTCGGCGTGCGCTTCCGCACGTCGGCCGACACCATCACCAACCCGGGCGACGCTCTCGTCACCGACATCGCGTCGCGCCCCACCACGTCAACTCGAAAGGCCAAACGATGACCGCCACGACCACCACCGCACCTGCACCGATCATCACGTGCGGCGAGTGCGGCATGAAGCTCGGCACGCCCGCCGCCGGCGACCCCGACTTCGGCAAGCGCCTCTTCATCGCCCACCGCAGCCTCGGCCAGTGCGAGGCCCTGCGATGAATCCACTTCCCCCGTTGCTGCTCAAGGGCGACGCTCTCGCCGAGCTTGCGCGCATTCCCGACGACTCCATCGATTCTGTCGTCACCGATCCGCCGTACGGGCTCGCGAACACCGACCCCGCGCACGTCGTCGAGGCGCTGACGAAGTGGGCCACCGGGGACCGCGAGTTCATCCCCGAGGGGCGAGGGTTCATGGGCAAGGCGTGGGACGCGTTCGTCCCACCGCCCGCCGTGTGGGACGAATGCCTACGCGTCCTGAAACCGGGCGGTCACCTGCTCGCGTTCGCCGGTTCGCGGACCTTCGACCTCATGACGCTCTCAATCCGGTTCGCCGGGTTCGACATTCGCGACTCGATCGCGTGGCTCTACGGGTCCGGGTTTCCGAAGTCGATGGACGTCTCGAAGGCGATCGACAAGGCAGATCGGGGCGTGCCACAAGGCGGCAGCGACCCCACATCCCCGCACCACGGCCAGTACAAGACGACACGAACGGAAGGCAAGCGATGGGACACGGACAGCGGACAGAGCTACGGCGCGGGCGGGAGTGCCTTCCTGACCAGCACTGCTACCGAGAGGACAACTGCGCCCAGCACCCCGCCCACACCGGAGACGAGTGCTGCTGCTGCGGGTGGCTCCCCGAGAGCCACACCGGGTGCGACTGCCCTAAGTAACGACGCGCACGCGTGGCAGGGCTGGGGCACCGCACTCAAGCCCGCGTTCGAGCCGATCGTCGTCGCGCGCAAGCCGTTCCCTAACACGGTCGCGGCGAACGTCCTCGCGCACGGGACCGGCGCGCTCAACATCGACGCGACCCGGGTGGCCGCTAGCGATCCCGAGGCGTACGCGGCCAAGGGGGCATCAG